TTTTATTATTTTTAACCATAATTTCTTAATTCTTAATATAAACACGATTTCTCTTTTTCTTTAATTTTCTCCTTTTATTTTTATTTCGATAGTTTAGATGAACAGAAGTAATGTAAGCTTGCGTATCGATATCTGGATTATCCAGTTTACGATTACCTACATAAAAACCATTGTTATATACATACATCGGGGCATGATCAAATGAACCGAATTCATTATCTTTAAAGGAATCAATAGGATTAATATCCTTAGTATTCCCTCTTGAGATTTTATTTCCCCAATATACTAAATTTTTATAAATGAAGGGACGAGGGTCTAAAACACTCATACCTTTAAGATTTGAAAGCCTGTTATAGAAACGTGAATCAGCAGAATTACGACTTTGATTACGATCAATTCCTTTGGAATTCATCGCTAAAGCATAATCCTTATCATGTTCCATACAAGCGGAATCTAAATCATTTACAGGTGTGGTTATAAAATCTGATTGAGAAGGTTGAACCTTACCATCAGAATAACCTGGACCACAATTATTAGTAAAAGGATCATAAACGACAGCCCCTCCGCTACTGATAACACTTGTAACGGTGTCAGAAGAACGAAGGTTCTTTTTATCAATAACAGGATTAGGGACATATGGCTGGTTTTGTTTAGTCGATGGAGCTAATTGTGTACTAGTTAAGCCTAATGAAGTCCCACGAAGGGATTTCTTATACTGATCGCTAGAGTCAATTGCATAATTGGACTTTACAAAGCCAAGATTTGGATCTAATGTATAACTCATATAAAAATAATTTACTCCCCAAACCCTACCAATTATTTAAAAATAACCATAGAAAATTAGAGAGAAACCGGGATGAGTTTAACGACTTCCCAGGTCGTGAGGGTTAGATAAATCTAACCCTTAATTACACTATAAAAATGTAAAACGTGAAATATTACATAGCCATTTCTAATCCCATACGACGCATGATAAGAAACTCTCGAGACGATATGTCCTCGAGTTTCACATGACCTTGTTTGGAAAATCGCATTGCTATGCTGTACAAATACTTCCACTTTACCTTATCAAAACAATACTCATTTAATAAATTCGTTAATGTTTCTTGAATTGTTTCAAGATCCGAATTATTTAAATTTATGATATGTTTAGTAAATCTTATTGGAACCATTCCCCATGTACCATTATACTTGATAAATTTATTACTACAAAATTCCGCACCCTCTAGGGTTGGGTGATGATCAATCTCCTTTATTTTTATAAAACTCTTCATTTTATTGAAATAAGTTGAATAATCATATCCTTTAGGGAATTTATTAAGAACATCATCTCCTGATATTGCTAGTTTAAATTCATCACTTAATATTTCATCTGGTGTATGCCCACATAAAAACATCGTTTCAACGTGAGTAACTAAATTTCCTATACAATTTAAGAGATATGTGCAAACGAAACCTGATTTCATTATTCCATATATCTTTTGAGTATAAGAAGTTCCATCTGATAAAACTGTTTCACTATCTTTAAAGACTTGATCACAAGCTAATTGTGCGTCTCGTCTCCAGACATCATACAGATCATCACTTTGCGACATAGCTAAATCTAGCATAACTTCAACTGCAAGTTTCATTAAACTTCCATTGAAATTAGAGTCCCAGTTCTCCTTATCACTACTAGCGACAAATTCGCCGTTCTTGAGGTTCATATACTTTGCTAAGAGATTAACATCTCCTGGCTTTCCTGAACTCCAAGCATACATGATAGGAGACTCCATAAATCTTTCTGAAAAGGATCTTAATAAACCCTCAAAAATCGCATGATTTCTAAGGGTATCTCGAATATCAGCACCCCAAATAGGTCTTAATAAACCAGAGGCTACTTTATTCGCCTTATGTGGTTCAACCTTATTGAAATACATCAAAGGTTTAAGGTTATCCCATTCCTTCAACACAATCTCGGGCAAGTTGTCAATTTCCTTGAGTACTTGACCTACTGTGTTAAAGTCACGGTCTTTATAACCTCTACCTGGACTTTTCTTAACTTGGATTCTACTCGAATCAATAATGCCTCTTATAAAGCTTTCACTTTTATAACGTTTATATCCCATAGGATAATAACGCAACTTTTTAAGCATTTCTGAAACTACTACTTTAGTTTTAGGATTGAATTCATGTTTACATTCTATAACCCTACTCATAGCTTTAAAATATGAGATTTTCTCATTTTCTATGCTATATCTTGGGTTTAAGTATGACTTGAAATCAGCACCTAAATTCTCAGCCGCTGACATCTCTTCTTGTCGCAAAATTGGCTTAGCAATTTCGTTTCGGACAAAATTAACCTTATACTCATTATCGGTTTTCCCGATAATGCGTGCATAAGGCGCTATATCAACTACTGGTTTAGCTACAACTCTCTCAGTTGAAACACCACTTTCAACTGGAGATAATTTTATTGGCATATTACCACTTTCATGATCATGACTTGTTCCAAATAGTTTTCTCTGTTTCTTAGTTAACTTTGTACCGTTAATTATCGAATCAAAAACTTCTCTGGCTTCAGTAGGATCAGTGTAGTAATCTTCAATCAATTCATATAAGTCATGTTGGTAACCAATAACATCTTCACCTTGATTGTGTCGAAAAACCCAACCAACAATGTTATGTTCTGCACCATTGACTTCATACGTATCAAATTTGCCTTGCCTTCCGTTAAACTTCCAGGAATTTTCGTCATCAGCATTATAGTCATAAACTAAATGCTCTGACTCAAATTTCTTTCTGGGTAACAGAAAATTTATTATGCCTAGACTTTCTCCTTCATTAAAGATGTTGTTCACATGAGTTGAACCAACACCACAATGCACAGCGAAAACTTTCTTTCGTGAAGTCACAGGACATCCACTCCAGCCTTTGTGTGTTGTACTAGTGTAAGTGATCGTCTTTCCTTTAGAAAGAACCTCACCCATAGCTGATACAACACAACGCTTATGAATATCATATCCTGTAGTTGTAACTATTTGTTTGCGTAAAGCAAAACCAATAGTTAAACTAGGCAATCCAATTCGTGACCAAAACTCGTCGGGGAGCCAAGCAGCATAAATATCTTCACCTAATCGATTAGTATTTCCCCACTCAGTCAAACGGATAATTGCATTCAAGTCTCCGTTAGATGAACTAGGTATTCTCTTATCGAATTGATTCATATCTTTCATACTGAATCGTTTTGCCGAACCTAAGTTACTAAAATCAATATCAAAACTTGATTTTGATTTTTGCGTAACTCCGACTAATTCAACTCCTTCATAGTCAAATAGATAGTATTCGGCTACATGGTAGGCGGTTACTAAATAATTTCCAACTCTGAAGAAGGTACCTCGAATTGAGGCTCCTTCGTCATCATTAACAACAACGAAGCCTACAACTGGTTCTTTTGAAGGAAATATATCACTTCCAGCCACTGCCATCTCTCTGGTTATATTTGTAGGTGACAGGTCAACTACAGTAGTACCAAAGCGGCCATCGGCTGTTATGAAATTATAAGTTCCTTCAGCAACGTTTTTAGAGATCACTTGGATAGGGACAAGAGGTTTTACACTCTCATCCACAAGATTTAAGTCTCTGTGCTTAATTCTCTTACTGTTGATCCACTTCGATAGTTTATTCAACAATTGAATAGGAATCAATAAGAAAAGGAGAGAATAATGGACAACATACTTTGCTAATTTTGTTGTTGCATACATTAATGCTTTATAGAAAGTTATTCCTATAAAAATGCCAGCAGCAATAAGCAAAATTGGGTTATATCCATCTTCTCTTAAAATAAGTTCAGATGCTTCAGTGATTGCCATCAATCCTGAAAACACAAAGAATCTAGCAAGGCTAGAACTCTTGAATGGAATTCGCGGAAAGCTGGCATTGTCATAACATCTTTGCGTGAAACTAGTGGTGATAATCTTACCACTTATTTCAGCGTAGATTTCATTCATGAAATCATCATGAAAGTTAAGG